TCTTGTAGAAGATGACAAGCTACTTGTTAAGGATTATAACATTGTTGCTGAGCTAACTACCTTCATACAAAATAAGCAATCGTTTGAAGCAGACGAAGGGTATAATGATGATCTTGTAATGTGTTTGGTTATCTTTGCATGGTTAGTGCAACAAGATTACTTTAAGGAGATGACGGATCAAGATATCCGTAAGAAGATATATGAAGAACAAAAGAATCAGATAGAACAGGACATGTCTCCCTTTGGTTTTATTGATGATGGGTTGGAAGATGATACTGTTGTGGATGACCAAGGGAATATATGGACTATAGATATGAATGATTCTAATCCAGAAAATTGGAAATTAGATGAGTATGGAGATAGAAACTTTATGTGGGACTATCGCTAAGTTCACTTTTTTCTAAATAATATTAGACAAAAATTGATTTATCATCAGGAGTTAAACGCATGGCTAGCACGCTTCTATCGCCAGGGGTAGAGATCCAAGAAAGAGATCTTACCATTGGATCGATTGAGACGGTTGACGTAAACGTAGGAGCTATTGCTGGTGCCTTCACAAAAGGACCAGTATTGACACCAATACGCATATCAACAGAAGCTCAATTAATTGAAACCTTCGGTGAACCCACTGATGCAAACGCAGAGACTTGGTGGACTGCTGCAAGTTTCCTATCATATGGTGGAGTATTGGATGTAGTAAGAGCATCTACTTCAGGACAACTAAGTGCTTCAGACGACGGTACAACCTCACCATACATTCTTTCTATTCCAACGAAAGATGTATACGAGGCAACTTACTTCGATGCAGGTAATAATGCATTCAAGTGGGCATCAAGAAATATCGGTACAGATCAGAATGCTCTAAGAGTAGCAACTATAGATGCTGGTGCGGATATAACTTTAACCCTTGACGGTGCATTAGGAACAACAACAGTAGGTACCCAAGTTCAGACCGCCTCTGCTAGCCCCAACGGTGCTAAATCTGGGTACATCTTTGCTTGGGATGGTGCTACTAATAAAGTATCCTTAATTACTTCTGATACATGGGTCGCAACTGACCTCATTGAGAACGGTGTTACTGACCTTAACGTCACTGCAACTGTCTCATGGTATGATGAGCAAACAGTTTTTGCAGGTCTTAATTGGAGTTCAATTGGTCCTCGTCCTGGAACTTCTCCTTTCGTATCTGCTCGTGGTGGATCGAAGGATGAAATTCATGTTGTAGTATATGACGGAACAGGCGATATCAGCGGAGTTCCAAATACAGTTCTTGAGAAGTTTACATATTTGTCTAAGGCAAATAATGGTAAGACTGCTGAAGGATCTGGTAACTACTATCCTCAAGTTTTCCTAGACAAATCAAACTGGGTATACTGGGGATCTCATGAAGCTACTGATCTATACGATGTAAGTGCTAACCAAGCTGCTACTGGTAACCTTGCTGGTACTAACAACGCTGGTAACGACAGCACAACCGCATTTGACTTAATCGGTGGAAGATCTTACACCTTGGCAAAAGGTGCTGAATCAGGTGGTGCGACATCTGGAGAAATCATTTCAGCAATGCAAGAGTTTGCTGATCCTGAAACAATCATGATCGATTATCTACTGGCAGGTCCAGGAGATACTGGAAGTGGTGCATCTGCAAAGACTAATACAAAGGCTGTTGCAGCTGCTGCATTAACAATTGCTTCTGCTCGTAAAGATTGTATCGCATTCCTCTCACCATATAGAGGAGATGTTGTTGGAGTAACAAGCTCTGCAACACAAACACAAAACGTAGTTGACTTCTACGATACACTTCAAGCAACATCATTCGGTGTGTTTGATAATACTTGGAAGTATGTCTACGACAGATTTGCAGACAAGTATCGTTACGTACCTGCCAACGGAGATGTTGCAGGATTATGTGCCGCTACTACTGCTAATGGTTTACCTTGGTTCTCACCTGCTGGTTTGAATCGTGGTGCAATCAAGAATGCTGTTAAACTTGCATTCTCACCAACACGAACAGAGAGAGATAAACTCTATCAGAATAGAATTAACCCAGTTACTTCTCTTCCTGGTCAGGGTATTATCCTGTTCGGAGACAAAACTGCTCTCGCTTCACCATCTGCTTTTGATCGCATTAACGTTCGCCGTCTCTTCAACGTGATTGAGAAGACAATCGGTAACGCTGCGAAGGGGGTTCTTTTTGAACTTAATGACGAATTCACTCGTAACAACTTCAAGAATGTTGTTGAACCATATCTTAGAGGCATTCAAGCCGAAAGAGGTATCACTGATTTCTTGGTAGTTTGCGACGAAACCAATAACACTGGTGCAGTCATTGATAGTAACGAGTTCAAGGCTGATTTCTATATCAAGCCAGCACGCTCGATCAACTTCATCACACTGACATTCATTGCAACACGTACTGGTGTTAGCTTTGAAGAAGTCGTCCCCAAACGCTAATTAATTAAAGGAGCACACTAAGAAAATGGCTAAACCATTAGGGATCCTAACGTTCCAGAAAGCAATAAGAGGTGCAGTTAGACCTAACCTCTTCCAGGTTACACATCAATGGCCAGACACTGTGACTGCGCCAACACTAAAGGCTGGTGAAGATGGAGTAGCTTACTTATGTAAGTCTGCTGCATTACCAGCAACCAATGTGGGTACAGTTGAACTTCCTTTTCGTGGTCGTGTTATTAAAGTTCCTGGAGACAGAACTTATGAAACATGGACTGGCACATTCTATAATGATGACGCATTTAAGATGCGTTCTGCATACGAGAAGTGGATTCAAATAACCAATGGTGTTGATGCTAACATCGCAGAAGCAGATGTCTCATCGATATTTAAAGATATCACTGTTTCTCAATATGATAAGTTTGGAAATGACAAATTAAAGGTAATTCGTTCCTATGATTTGATACAGGCATTCCCTGTAAGTGTTTCACAGATATCAGTTGCTTACGACAACAATGATTCTTATGAAGAATTTGATGTTGAGTTTGCATATCAATACCACACCACTAAGGATGGGGAAACCATTAATCGTGTATCCGCATGATTTTTGACCTCATAAATAGTAGGTAAGCAGAAACCAAAAATATTATGGCAGAGTTATTCGGTTTCTCGTTTAAGAAGAAAGCAACGGAGAAGGATAGAGCTCCTTCTCCGATAGCACCTTCAAGCGAGGACGGCGCAACCAGTTATATTGCGGGTGGTTACTATGGTCAGTATCTTGACCTAGATGGTAACTTCAAGACCGAGTACGATATGGTGAAGAAGTATCGTGAGATGGCGATGCATCCAGAAGTGGATTCAGCTATTGAAGATATTATTCATGAAGCTATTGTTGCTGACAAAAACGATAGTCCCATCCAAGTTAACTTAGATAACCTCGAAGTTAGCGAAAGTGTTAAAGGGATGATACGTACTGAGTTTGATTACATTAAAAACTTATTTGCATTTGATACTAAAGCCCACGAGATGTTCCGTAGATGGTATATCGATGGGCGTTTATATTATCATAAAGTAATTAATTTAGATGCACCTCAAGATGGTATTCTTGAAGTTCGTTATATTGATCCTTCTAAGATCAAAAAAGTAAGGCAGATTAATAAGCCCAAAACTGCAGATGAATTTATGAAGTATGACTTCGGTACTTCCGAAGAGTATTTTATATACAACCCTAAAGGTTTAAACAATACATCTGCTAATAGCGGAATCAAAATTGCAAAGGATGCAATAACATATATTACTTCTGGTATCATGGATACCAATAGAAATATTGTATTATCTTATTTGCATAAAGGTATTAAAGTACTCAATCAACTTAGAATGATTGAGGATAGTCTAGTAATTTATAGAATCTCTCGTGCACCTGAACGTAGGATCTTCTACATTGACGTAGGTAACTTACCTAAAGTTAAAGCAGAACAATACTTACGTGAAGTTATGGGTAGGTATCGTAACAAATTAGTATACGATGCTGCCACTGGTGAGATCAGAGATGATCGTAAATACATGTCTATGATGGAAGATTTCTGGTTACCTCGCCGTGAAGGTGGTAGAGGAACTGAAATTACCACACTTCCAGGGGGTCAAAACCTTGGAGAGCTTACAGACGTGCAATATTTCCAAACAAAACTTTACAAAGCGTTAAATGTTCCTTCTGGTAGACTTGATTCTGCTACTTCATTTAACCTAGGTAGATCTTCAGAAATCACTAGAGATGAACTGAAGTTCACTAAGTTTGTAGGAAAACTCCGCAAGAAGTTTAGTGATATCTTCCAAGATACATTAAAAACTCAACTCATTCTTAAGGGTGTTATCACTCCTGAAGATTGGGAAGATATGAAAGAGCACATCCAGTATGACTATCTTTACGATAATCATTTCACGGAACTTAAGAACCTTGAGATGATGACCGAGAAGGTAAATGTCATTACCCAAATGGATCCATTCATAGGTAAGTACTTCTCTGTTGAATATATCCGCACTAAGATTCTTGGTCAAACTGAGACTGAGATGGAAGAAATAGATGCAGAAATGGCTGACGATATTAAATCGGGTAGGGCAATGGATCCTCTCCAATTAGTAGCAGCAGACACCCAACAATTAGAAGTAGATCAGGATAATCAGGAGCTTGATCAGGAGTTGAAGAAGGCTCAAATTCAACAAGCAAAGCAGAAACCCGCGCCTCAAAAGGCTAACGGTAATAAATAAATTACAGACAAC